TCGCCTCATCCTTCATGTCCTCAAAAGGACGTCCAGTGAGACGGTTCCACATACGCATCCACCAGATGTCCATCGTCAGTGGATCGTAGTTGCCACGGATGTTCTGGTAGAAGCCCTGGCCGATCTTAGGGCCGAGGATGTAGGAGCCTTTGACGACTTCGTTCATGCCTTCGCTGGAAGGTACGCTAATGTCTGTGCCGTTTGCTTCATTAAATGCGTCGATGAAGTCGATCAGTGCACGGACTGTGTAGTCGTTGTCTAGGAATTGGCCGACAGGCATGTTCTGACCGCTGGCGTTCCACTGATTGAAGAAGTCGAATGCTGCAACCATCGATGCGTTACGCTCACCACCCTTGATGAAGGTCGATGTAGGCATGACGCCGTTGTCCATGAAGTAGCGGAAAACCTCGAGGGCATACTCGAAGTTGTCAGCTACAGCCTGGCCGTTAGATGTCACTGCCAGGGCAAAGTCGAATGCTTGCTCAGCCTCGGGTGACTGCAGGACACGTGGCTCGACGATGGCGACAACCTGCTTAGCTGCTTTCAGCTTGCGGTCGTACCAGCCGATAGCGTTGCCATCCTGCTCAAGGTTGTAGGCCGCTTCGGTTGCCATCATGGCTGCGATACGCTCGAGGTTCTCTTCTGTGAGCTCGAGCGGCTGTACGTCTGCTTCAGATCCCTCGTAACGATCCTGGAGGTGCTGAGCTGCTTCTACCAGGGTGCGCTTCTTCTCAGGCTTAAACGTGCCTTCACGCATTTCCCTGACTTGCTCTGGTGTCGGACGGACATCGAGGTTGGTCTTTGCATAGTCCGATTCAGGAATATCGAAGACGTTGTAGTTAAACAACGCAGGGCCGCCGGACATTTGGTTGATCTCTGGCTCACCCTCAGGCTCGATACGAATGGTGTCGTAGAGCGGGTGGACACGACCGGCGATCTTGATCTTACCGATCTCATTGCCTGGCTTGATGATGCCAAAGCCACGCGGACGCATGGTCGGCTGCTGAGCTTCGGTGCCATCCTTCTTGAGAGGCTTGCGGTAGAGCTCAGTCGGGACGTCTGCCTCGTACTGGACTGCAAAGTAGTGCTTGCTGCTATCCTCAACGGCGACGATAGATCCTTCGTGGCCTGTCGGGTTCTCGACCATCTTGTAGCGGTCAGGACGGACAGCATTACTGTACCAACGCTTGCCGAGCTGCTTTGTAGGCTCACCGACCTGGTCAGGATCTACTTCCATCTTTGGCCGGCCATTCGGGCCAATATAGACACGAGCGCCGTTGTAAGTCTGGCCTGTCACGGTCTCACCATCGGCCACATACTGGCCTTCGGGCACGTCCATGTTGTCGATTGCGCGGAATAGCTTGCGTGTTTTCGGGAAGATCGACAGACCTTCACCAAAGTCAGGCACTGCCATTTGGTTGATTTCAGGTTCAGCAGACATGCCCTCAATCGCCGCAGGAGCCTCACTGGTGGCCTTCGCGTTTTGCTGTACCCTTACCCGCTCAACATACGGCAATACGTACTTGGTGATTACACCAGGATCTGATGCCCTATTCAGTGCGTCCTGTAGGTATGCCTCGGCGGTCTCAAGCGGCGCCCTGGTCAGATCCATGCGGAGCTTCTCGAGGGTCGATTTGGCGATAGAACGGTCGCCTTCACTGACTGTGTTGTCTGCATCGAGGGCTGCCTGGAGCTGGTCGTTCAGCGCCTGGTTGTCGCGGATGCCTTGTGCGACCGCTGCGGAGCGTTGTTGTTCTTGCGCTTCGTAGACAGCGAGCTGTCCTTGCACGATAGGTCGGTCACGTGTGGCCGGCGGGGTTGTCTTCGCCATCTCACGCTGCAGACGTTTAATCAGAAGGCCGACATTCTGGATCCTACCACCACGCTGGAGCGAGCGAATGGCGCTGCGAGCTGCGGGGCCGTAGGTTGGATCTGTGACAATGGACTTCAGGGCTCGGATGAGCTGCTGGGGGCTTAGGCCCAGCTCGTTAGACATGATCTGCTGCGGACTACCCTGCGGGTACTCAGTGTTCGAGTTCAGGATGTCCTGGTGCATGGCGCGGGTGCGAGCTCGAGCTGCATCACGGCGCTGCTGGTCTTGCGCTGCTGCTTCTTGGGCTGCCAGGACTTCTTGCCGGCGCTCGTCGCGTAGTGATGTGGCGTTAGGGTCTGGCTGGACACCTGGTTTTGCAGCGTTTTGCTGAATGAAGCGTTTGACGCGGCTGCGGCGACCTGTGACGGCATCGATGGCACGTCCAGCGCCGGCAAGGGCTGCCTGTCCTGCAAGGCTGGCACCACCAGTCTGGACGGCTGCGCCGCCTGAGACCAATGGACGGAGAAGGCGCTCAGTTGCGATGGCACCCCGGTCATAGCCGATGTTAGTGCCAAATGGCATGAACTGGTCGGTGATGCGGGACACGCCACCCTGGTAGCCGCTGTTGTGCAGCTCCGTCAGCTCGTTCATCTGGCGCATCAGACGCAGCATCTGCTGGCCTTCTGCTGTGTCGCCTGTCAGGCGCTCAATAGCATCGAATTCCTGCTTGCCTACCGTGTTCTTTGTCTTGTTACGCGCCTCACGCTGACCAGCTGCTGCAAGGACTTTGTCCAGGACTACAGACAGCTCATCAGTATCAGTGATACCAAGACGCTGACGTAGATCCCTGCCCATCTGCTTCAGCTCTTCAGCGAGCTGTACATGGGCTTTGTCTACTGCTTCGCGAGCGCCCTTTGTTGACGTCTTGTCGATGTCATTGAGGTTCAGGCCATTCTCTTGCGCGATGGTCTGAAGACGCCGTGCGAGATCCGCTGCACCTTCTGGATCTGTTGCTTGTGTTCCTGTCGGTAGGATAGCGCCGGCTGTATCTATGGCAGCTCTAGTGCCGCCACCAATCGTACCGCCGAGCATAAAGGCGTCACCGCCGCGCTCTACGAGCTCCTGGGCTGTGTAATCGCCGCCCTGGGTCATGGCGCCGGCAACCTGCAGGCCTTCCTGTGCGACTTCTGTGAGGCCCTCGCCTCGAGCTGACCTGGCGACCTGGGCTACAAAGTCCCTGGCAGCTTTGGTCTTGCCTTTCTTGGCGAGCTCTTCTGCCACCTGGCCGACAGTCATCTTAGCGAGCTTGTCTTTCGGGATGACCTTGCCGGCTCCGACTTTGTCCAGGATACCTGCGACCACACCAACTGCTGTGGCTGTGACAGGATCATAGTCGCCTGTGCGTTCTTCTTGTTCTTCTGCGCTTGCGCCTGTCTCCATCAGGACAGAACCACCGAGCGTTACACCACCGATGCCTAGTGCTGTGATAGGAGCGCCCAGCAATGCAGCAACACCAGCAGCACCTGTGCCTGCAATGGCTGCACCACCTGGTGCCAGGTTCTCGAGGACCTTTTCACCTAAGGCAGGGAAGAAGTCTTCTGTGCCGATGTAGCTTGTGAGGCTGTTGCCATATGTTGGCTGATAGCCGCCTGCGGCAATGTCTCTCTGCTGCTGCTCGACGATACCTGTACCAACGTCAGCGATGCCCTGGGAACCAACGAGGTTACCAACAGTCTCAATGCCCTTACCGGCCATGCGCTGTGCCTGGTCAACACCAAAAGCAAAGGCCCCATCGCGGGGGCCTTGTTGACGGAGCTGGCGATAAGCGTTTGCGACCGTGTCAAACTCAGGGGTGCCACGCTGGTTCTGGTTCGCGACGAGCCAGTCAGCGTAGGCCGAAAGCCTATCTGCCATGGAGACCTCTTTTAGTTGATGCCGACGATTGCGTCAGCGGCGCTGAGGTTACTATTGCCTGTGCCTGTTGGTGCTCCGGTGGACATTGAAGCACCTGGAGTATTCGAATGTGGCGGGATTGGGAGACCATTCATCCGCGCATATTCAATCTGTTGCGCTCTGATAGCCTCAACCGCTGCCTGGTAGTGGCGGCGAACCGCTCGGAGATTGACCAGGAAGTTCTCACGTGACTGTGACTGACGTAGGTTACCGAGCGACGCATTAAGCTGCGAGAGTTCACGCTCTGAGACCTGGCCGAGGGCACCACCAGTTGGTGAAGCGTCACGCATTGCCTGGAGACGGTCGAAACCAATGCTGGAGACAATAGTCTCAATATCCATCGCCGTGTCGTAAGCCGGGCTGCCAGGTACGATAGACATCACACTGCCGGTCGCGCCTGTGACGTTGTCGAAAGGATTGATCCAGTCATCTGATGCTTCGGATACACGTCCTTCGATGCGGTCAATCGCGCTTAGAACAACTGGAGTGTATGGAGATTGCTGTGGAGCGCCTTTAGATTTGGATTTACCTGCAGCTTTTGCCAGGGACTGGTTGTACTTAGCAATGGCGTCCTGTTCTGCGGCTTTGTAGGCACCGTATGCCTCACCCATGCCGGCAAGGCCTTGCAGACCACCCTGAGCAGATCCACGCAGACCTGCAGCGCCCATAGCAATCATGAGGTCGTTAATGCTGCCACGAGGCGGCTGCATCATTGATTGCTGCTGAGAACGCTGGGGTGGTGGGGTTCTGCCGGCTAGGGGTGTGGTGTCGCGCCGGCCTGGAGGGATGCCTTCTGTGATTGGGATTGTCAGACTTCCATCCGGTTGACGGACCGCACTATATTCATCCTGCGCCAACAGCGCGGGATTTGGAGACTGTGCATTGGCTGCGCCAATCATGGAAGGTGCAGCGCCGGTAGCTTCAGCCATCTTCCTGTTCATCTGCTCGTTAGCAATCTGCTCAGCTGCTGCCCTAGCCATAGGGTTTCCGTTCTGGCCCATAGCTTCCAGGATGGCTGCCTGTTGGGGATCAAATGCCATACCCAGGAACGTCGTGTTAGACATCTCAGGCTCCTGCTGCTGTTGTTCATTGTAGTTTTCGTTGAGGTACGCGGCTGCTCTCTTGATGTAGCTCTGGGTCCTGGGACCCAGCTCCTCAATGTTTGCGCCGCGAGCCACCCACCCTTTTGCAAAAGTAGGGCCAGCCGTGAAGGCAACCAGCTGCTCAAGCGGCGTCTTAAAACCTAGTTCCTCAGAATAACCTGTGACGTAACGACCTGCGAGATTTCTCGCGCTGTTGTATTCCAAGACATCGTTGAGAGGGATGTCACGAGGCATCCCATAACCCATGTCATGAAGGTTTTGAGGAAGAAACTGGTAAGGGCCGCGAGCTCCATCGTCAGACGTTGCTGTGAGCTGCTGAGCGCGGGGTAGATGGCCTACTTCTGCGTGGTTGATAGCATCGAGCAGGTACGGGAGCGGTACAGAGGAGTCAGACAGAATGCCTAGAGACATTATCGGCCCCTGGTATAGCCGTATCCTTGATACGCGGGTGCGTTGATAAAGGAGGGGCCACGGTTTGCTGTCAAAGGGGAAGGTTGACTGAAGTAATCAGCGATATTACCCCCAAAACCAGCTCCCATCATCGCCCCGCTCATCATTGAGGTGTATGGGTTTGCTGTGCTTGGGCGTACCTGGCCAATTTGACCAAGACCGCCTAGCAGAGTATTCATGTTACTGAGCTGTCCCATGGCAAAATCACGGTCACGCACAAACTGGTCGCGATCTGCATCAAGCTGCCCCTGATCATTCATCTGGAGCATACCCCCTGCATTTGCCAACGCCTCAGCGCCGGCAGGAACCAAGCTCCTACCCATACCAAAGACATCAGCCAGACCTTGGTTGGCCCTCATGGCCATACCAAAATCATTCTGATTACTGGTTAAGTATTGATTGGTTAGGTTCCGGCCAACATCAGATGCGACATCAGCGCGGCGGTCGTTGTAGGAACGCTCTGCAATGGCTTCTGCAACGCCTGCGCGTGACGAATTGGTGTTGTTGGTTGCTGATGCACCTATACCAATGCCAGGAAGCGTCTGCTCTTGGAGTTGACGAGTGCTGTCGCGCATTGCTGCATCGACCATAGCCTGTGCTTGTGGACTATTGGTGGCGTAGTTTACGGCAGCGTCGAGGCTGTTACCACTCGCTCGGTTATACAGATCCTGCATGTTTTGACCGTAGGAACTGCCAACATTCATGAAGTTGTTACCGTAGCCCATCGCGGTGTTACCAAACCCGGTCATGCCGGAAATGCCAGCGAGCTGTGTGTCGTTGAGGCCGGCAAAGGTAGGACCGCTGTAAGCTCCTGTAGCCAGAGAATCGCCTAGGGCGCCCTGAGCTTGCTCAAAGAGCTTTTGGTAGTAAGGCTCCTTAAGCATGTAAGGGCGAGCTTGCATGTCTACGGCATAGCGATCTGCTCCGGCCTGGTGCTTGGCGGCCTTGTTGCCAAACATACCGCCGATAGCTGATCCGATTACCGGTCCGGCAATAGACGCTGCTACTTGACCCATGACGGATCCTCCATGATGTAAATCTGCATACCAGGGTGACCTGGGATATTGGCTCTGAAGCGAAAGCCTAGGAGCTTAATAAACTTCCTGAGCTTCTTGCTGTTACAGAGCACAAACAATGGTTGGTTTCTTAGCTGCATGAGCTGACGAAGGTCGCTTGCGTATTGACGCCTAACTTTCGTTGTCCAGGGAACAAACACTTCAGAGTGCGCGAAAGTGATACGGCCTACTTCCCTGGTGTCCATGATTTCGTAGGTGATGACATATTCAGGGCGTAAGACCACTGGGGTCTTTACGGTCATACTGCTACCCAGGCAGTTCCGTTGTAGACCATGAGCCCTGTACTACCGTCGCCCAGGGGATCCCAACCTGTGACGGCGTAGCGGACCATGCCTTTCACAGGGTTTTCTGGTGCGTTATCGGCAACCTGAATAGAAGCGTCTGCCAGGCTCGAAATGGCCTGTTCGACACGCTGCAGTTCGTCTGTGATGTACTTACGGACGCCTTCCTCTAGCTCTGGGTACTGGCGACGTGAGTATTTACTAACCAGGAGGTTAGTCTTGGCGTTAAGAGACATCAGCGCCTCCCAGTGGGCACGACATCCAGATCAAAGCCTGAAAACTCGAAGTCTTTGCTGTCTGGGATAGTGATTTCATAGGCCAAATAGCGGCCTGCTGCCCGGCTATCGATTTTATGGTCTGTTCCCATGTTGAATGTCTGAGTAGATCCATAAGTCGGGGTGCCAGTTGGGATATCTGACGCACCAAACCGGAATTGCAGCGTTTTACTTTCGTTTTTGGTGTCTGCTTGGGGAAAAATGCGGTTTACCACGACGTAACTAGACGCAGCTGATCCGGCTTCATCCAGGTCCAGGCCTACACGCTCTAAAACTGCAGGCTTTGTGGCTTCAGTATCCAGCTGGAAAGACAGTCTGCCCTCATCAGCAAGGTCCAAAGCATACAGCTTGTCACTTGTCAGGCCGTCTGCAGTGTTATCTTCACCAACCTGGAGTGTATGACGGTCGAAGTTGTCTTCTTGGTCGTAATATGACCCACCAACCAGCTCATAAGTGAGGTTAGCCGCGGTGGTGTAGGTAGCGACAGAATTCACGTTTGCTGTGGTGCCGGCTGAAACATTAGGCAGATCGTAGAATGACCAGGTGTTGTTCCGGTAGTTGTAGACCGCAGCTCTGTTACAGCGGGTTGCATTCGGAAAAGACACATATTGGTCGCCAGACAAGTAGCAGAAGTAGATCTCGTTCAAAGCTTCGTTGTGCTGGACGAAACAAACATCGGACTGCTTCACATTCAGGGCCTGGAAGATGAAAGACTTTACGCGCTCATCACAGAGGCTTTGGCGGGTGGTACCATCGTGCACGTAGATGTCGTCGTTATCGAACACATAATGCTTTCCCTCAACCTCGACCAAACAGTTTTGGTTGATGATGCCTGCATCAGTGAAAAGCTTGCGGAAGTTGAAGATGAAGGTGCCACCAACGAATTCCATAGACCACACCTGGTCACTGGAATAGATGATGAAGTTGGAGCCAAGGGTGCCACCATCAACGATTGCGGTCTGCATCTGCACCAGGTCGTTGAAGCCGGCGCTCTTGGTGGTGTCTGTAGCATCCCAGCTGTCAGGCACGTTGTTTGCCGTGACAAGGTTCGAGAAACGTATTCTGTTGGGGTAGCTGGTAGATCCCTCGGTGATCTTCAGGGCAATGAGGAAGTCGCCGTAGGAACGCAGAGCCCCACAGCGCCAGGTGCTATCCCAGTTGGGCAGGTCAGAGAAGTTGGTCGCAGCTGGCAGCCTGTGGACTGGCACACGATCCTCGCGGTTGATGTAGACAACATCAGCCAGGCTGGTGCCTGTGAATGGGCGGGGGTCTGAGCTGCCAGTGATGGAACCGCTGCGATCAATGACTGTACCACTTGCGTACTCGCGGATCGAAAAGGCATCAGACACCATCAGCACAGTGTCATATCCTGTGGCCGGCGTGAGGCCATATGCGAAACGTGGGGTGAAGCCAAGGGTATCTTTGACATTACGAGTGACAGGGCCCCTCGAGACCTTGCCTTCGTCGAAGCGGATGTTGATAGCCCTGGTGTAGCCGTTGATAGGCACGTTGTAACCGGAGACGTCTGTGATGACACCTACGGAGCCAAGGTCACGCACAGGGATGATGCTCATGTCTCTAAACTCCGGTGGCAGGTGGAAGCTGCAAGTTCAGCTCGGCTTGCTTAAGCTGCTGCAGGTTCTCTTGGTTAGCGACCACCATTTCATTACGGAATGACTCGACGGCAGCTCCTGTGGATCTGGACTGCTGAGCGTTCTCGATGAGAAGCACAGGCAGCCAGGCCATGGCACACCCCCACTCCTCTGTGGGCTCTCCGGTGTTGGGGTTCTGACCTTGGATCTTCATGAACCAGGCACAGTCGAATTGCTTGCAAGGCTCGAAGCCGTTGAGAGGACAGTTGTCCTTTACCTCGAGCTTCATGGGTTAGTCCTTAGACGCGATGATTGTATCGACGTACTGGGGTGCAAAATCGGTCGCTGTTCCGGTGAACGCAGAGGACGCCGAGCCAGACCAGCCGTGGTTGTGGCCTTGGCTACCACCAACACTTGACGACAAACCGGCATCCGCTACTGAGGTTGACCCAGAAAGAGTGTATTCGTGGTTTGTATTGGCAAATACGTAGCCTTCAGAAATATAGGTTGTTGAATTGAAGGCCTGCCGCGCGCTTGTTGTCCCTAACTTAGCGAGAAAGTGTTGGTGAGCCGGGATCTGGCTGGTGGTAAGCGTGTGATTTGCGACGGTACCAGTGACTGACGTGTTCACCGAGCCTGCAGGGGTATAGGAGAAGGCCGAAGAAAAGGCATTGGTACCACCAGAAGACACTGTGCCGGTGACAACGCGGATTGTCTTGTCGTTGTGTGTGGTGTCCTTGGTCCAGCCTGTGGGTGCTGCGGTCTGCTGGAAGAGCAGCCTGGTGCCCTGGGGTGCAGGCAGTGAGCTCTCCAGGGTGGTGACACGAGCGTCCAGGCCGTTCAAGACGGTGTGGGTCGCGGTCATCGCCCCGGTGATACCAGGGAAAGACGCGAGGATGGTTGCCTTGAGAAGACGGAGGTGGTCGTCGGCCTGGGCCAGACCATCAGTGGCTACTGGGTTGGCCGAGTTGAGGCTATTGATGTACGTGCCGGACTCGAGTGCCATGGGGGATCCTTTTGTGAAACTGGGGCCCCTGCTTAAAGAGGCCGGACAACAACAACAACAACAACCCTTTAGTCCGACTTTGTGAAGTCGAGGTCGATTGAGACCCAGGGGGGCCTCGATCCAGGCAGCATGGGACCCGCTGAGCCCTGGGAACCACGTAAGCCGTTGTAATCGTTGGTGACTGAGGGGCATCTGATATCGGATCAGATGACCAAAGGGGGATGGCCTAGGGACATTAGGCCATTAGAGAACATTGACCGTGTGACACGGCATTCTTTGAAGAACAAATCGGGACATGACAGAACCTAAGCCAGACCCATGTCTGACCCATGTCCAACCTAAGTCAGACCCATGTCTGACCCATGTCAGACCTGTGATGACCCTTGTTGTCGAGGCCTGGGTCTGCTTTGGAAACAGGTTGTCTCCTAAGGGTAGACTTAAGTAGTCAAAAGGGGCATATGATGTAGGCAGTGGCCTGGGAGACACTCCTACTAGTGGAGGTTCCCGGGTCACGCCCTTGTCAGACAACACCTTACATATTGCGGTTCACAGAGAGCCCTGGTGGCCGCAGTTCATATGCAGGTGGTGGCATCGTCTTCTCTTTGGTCTTCATCGCACACTTAGCACACAGGTGGTCTGTGTCGCGGATGGTGACGTCTGCCGGCTGGGTACGGCATTGCATACAGTCTGGTCTCACTCGCATTGCTTTTGTCCTGTTGCTGGGTCAATGAAGCAGGCCTCAGCCTTGGGCTCATCCTCGGTCTTCACTTCGTTGAGGATGCCGTAGCGTTTGCCGGCAGCGCGGAACGTAGTGATGCCAGAGCATCCACCTTTCCAGGCCTTGTAATAGAGCTGCTTGAACTCATCGAAGGTGACATCATCACCGACGTTGCAGGTCTTACTGACGGCGCTATCGACGTACTTGGATGCCATAATCAGGACATCGACGTGCTCGTCTGCCGTGATCTCGTTGGCTGTCCTGCCGGCATAGCCTTGACGATATGCGTAGTCGTCCACACGCTCTACTTGGTGACCATCGAACTGCTGGATGCTGCGGTCGTAGTAGAGGCTGAACGGTGGCTCGATGCCGCTGCTGACGTTGTCTGCAGTCAGGCTGATTGTGCCGGTCGGGGCGATGGACAGCAGGTGGCTGTTCCTAGTGCCGTAGACTGAGATCTCGTCTTGCAGCCACTGTGGTAGCGTCTTGATGAAGGCGCTGTTGCTGTAGTCTTCGTGGTTCCACAGCGGGAACGGACCTTTCTCCTGAGCCAGCTTGCAGCTCGTATGGTAGGCGTTGTCACGCAGGGTCTGTAGCACCAACTCTGCCCAGTCCATGAACTGCTCACTAGCATATGGTAGGTCCAGCATTTCGCCAGCGTTGGCCAGGCCAGTGACACCCAGGCCCATGCGCCGCTTCTGTTGTGCTTCGATACGCTGTGCCTCGAGTGGATAGATCGTCCGGTCTATCACGTTGTCCATAGCTCTAACGACCACTGCGATGTCGGCTTTGAATTGCTCAAGGTCGAACAATTCGTTTTCGACATACTTGACCAGGTTAAAGCTGCCCAAGAGACAAGCGCCGTTCGGCGGTAAAGGCTGCTCACCGCATGGGTTCGTGCTTGCGATCTTCTCGACGTACCACAGGTTGTTCTTGTTGTTGATGGTGTCGATGAATAGGACACCAGGCTCAGCCCAATCCCAGGTTGAGCGCATAATCATGTCCCACATCGCTTGCGGATCTACTTCCTTGTAGACCTTGCCCTCGAACTCGAGCGGGAACGGTTCACCGGTCTCCAGGTGCTGCATGAACTTGTCAGTGATACCGACGCTGATGTTAAAGCCAGTTAGTTTGTCGCTGTTGTTTTTGGCTGTGATGAACTGCTCCGAATCGGGGTGCGAGATCAAAAGTGTGCCCATCTGGGCGCCTCTACGGTGACCGCTGGAGGCGATTGTCTGACACACGGCATCGAAGATACCCATGAAGCTGACCGGACCGCTGGCAAGGCTGTCCAGGCTCTTAATGCGGTCACCTCGAGGGCGCAGGTTGCTGAAGTCATAGCCAATGCCACCACCGCGTCTCATCGTCTCTGCAGCCTCTGTGGCTACAGCCATGATCGATGTCATGTCGTCGGTGATGGTAGAGCTGACAAAGCAGTTGTAGGCGGTTGTCTGTCTAGCAGCTCCGATAGCATTCTGGACACGTCCTGCCGGCAAGAACCGCATGTTTCGCAGCGCGTCCTTAAAGGCCTCGAAGTGCTCCGCGTTGTCCTTCAAGCCGTCTGCAATGCGTACCACCTTGCTGTAGAAGTCCTCGCCCTGCTGCCGGTACTTCTGCTGATCGATCTCCTCCGAGAGCGACAGTGTCGGGCCATAGTGTTGGTTGCTGATCATGTTCATTAGAGTGGGGTTCCTTCTTCTTCTTGCTTGATGAGAAATTCCAAATACTGATGGGCTTTACGCAGGTCACTCACGCCGCCCTTCTCTTTCCAGCGGCTCACATACTTGATGATGTTGCCTTCACAGAAATCAAAACCATTGGCCATGATGTATGTGATGGGCTCTATTGCGTGGTTGTTGTAATGGGGTGGGTCTATTGGATCTTGGCTGCGCTTCACTTCTTCAAGCGTTGCATCGAAGATGTCTCCGAGCGTGGTCTGCTGCATGCGGCGCTTCATGTACTCGTCATGCCTCTCTTGCATGTGTTTCTCCGTCGTAAAAGATTGGCTTGTTGTTAGTGCTATCCCAGTCACACCAACGCAGGATCCTGGCCAAACGTGCCTGGAGCAGTGCGTCATCTCTGGAAAGACCGGCTTTGATGTAGGCTTGCTCGACCTTCTGCCAGGTAGGCCTGCTACCCAGGAGCTTTTCAGCAGTGCGTGGGCCATAGCCTTTTAGGCCTGGGTATCCATCTGCTGGGTCCCCAATCAGGCACTGGGTGAAGAATGCCCTGTCTGCGTCTTCATCAGACACCTCGAACAGCTCCTGGCTGACAGGCCGATATAGCCGGCCAGGGATTGTCTTCATGTCCTTGTCGTCAGACACGATGACACCCTTGCCTATGTTGTCCGGCTTGGTGGCCAGGATACCCATGCAGTCGTCAGCCTCGAGCCCAGGCTTCTGGAAGGTGCGGTAGTGGTGCTGCACCCAGTCCAGCATTGCGGCATAGCCCAGGGGCTTCCTGGTCTTCTTGCGCTGCCACTTGTAGGTGGGCTCAATGACTTTGCGGAAGTTGGTGGTGGATGACAGACACAGGATCATGTCATCATCGTTTAGGCGAGCTTTGAACTCTGACATCTGTGTACTGAACAGATCCTTGGCAATCTTCAAATCTGTGGTCAGTGACCATACATCGTCACCCCAGTCCGTCTCTTCCTCCGTTGCTGCGGTGCAGCGGTAGAGGTACAGGTCAGCGTCAACAATAAGCATCTTCGAGATCCACCATGAAGTCTGCGCCGTCCTCAGTGAGGAGCCAGCGGTTGCCGTAATGCATTTCGGTCATCTTGGTTGTGATAAGACCTTCGACTGCAGCGATTGCGATGGGATTGGCAGCTTTCCTGGCGTAATCCCCTTTGGTGCTAATGCCTCTCTCCAAAGCCTTATTACAGACGTCGTAGAGCATCATCAGCCCAAGCTCTGGGGAGCCATCGCTGTCAGGATCAATGGGTATCTCGCCAAGTTTGCCCGATGGCATACTCCGCTCCGATGGGGCATTTGAAGCTGAAAGCTTCTCCCGCTTTTTGCGCTGCTCTTCGAGCGATATCACCAATGACATCCTCGTCTCCTTTCTTCACTTGGATCTGGACCTCGTCATGTACCCAGGCGATCACCTGGGCATCGAGGTTGGCTTCTTTGATTGCGTGATCGATCTCCACCAGCCATTGCTTGCAAAGCACGGCGCCGGCTGACTGGATGAGTGTGGACATGACAGAGTGTTGGCTGC